AGCTTGAACGGCGAACGTGACAAGCGGCTGCACAAGTTGGCTGCTGATATTCTTACCGATATTCGTAAAACCATTTCCGGCGAGACACAGAGTATCAACCAAGGCCTGAACAGTGAACTCGACAAGCGGCTCGCCAAGCTGGCCCATGACATTAAGAGAGACATCGGGGAGGCGATCGCTGAGTCACACAGCGAGCTAGATCGCCGTATCTCAGTCATGGACGATCGCATTGCCAGCCTTGAAGAACGGATCTTTCGGCAGCAGTTATGAACGATTTCCTTACCGTCATTCAGACGTTCGGCATCAACGGGTTTCCCCATGGTACCGATAAAACGACGGATCACAGCTACGAGCAGATCTACCCCGATCTGCTCGCACCGTTTCGCTATGCCCCCTGCACGCTCCTAGAGATTGGCGTGCAGTCTGGCGGATCGTTGGTACTCTGGCAGCACTATCTACGTGACGCCACGATCTACGGCATCGATCGGCACTATGCCGTCACACACGAAAACCGCGAGCGGCTTCGCTCGAACCCGGGACAACTCTTCATCGGCGACGCCTACACCGTGGCGATGCTGGAACATCTGGAGCGTGAAGCAGAGACACCGTTTGACATCATCATTGACGACGGGCCGCATACGCTCCACAGTCAACAGTTCGTGGTACGCACCTACCGCCAGCTGCTCGCCCCTGGTGGCATCCTCGTCATTGAAGATATCCAGGACATCACGCACCTCGACATACTCACCGCAACACTGCCCGAGCGCGAGCGTGGGTTCGTTCAAATGTACGATCTGCGACACGTGAAGGGGCGCTATGACGACATCGTCTGGGTGTATCGGATGCCTGCGTGACTATGGTATAATGATGCCCTAGCGCCGTTCGCAGCGGCCTAGGGCTCGATTGCAATCAGGAGTTGCAATGCACGTATTGTACCACAACCTAACTCGTGTGCTTCGCCCGCGTCGCCCTGACGTCGGGCATTTGTGTTTGTGAAGGAGGAGAAGTATGCCAAGATTTGCATCAATTCAACTTACATGGTCGGTCGGGACAGAAGAAGGAACCTGTCCAAAATGCGACGCAAGGACAGTATTAGTTGTCGCACCTGATATGTGGCGCATGGTTGACGAGGATGCGGGAGCTGATCCTGGCGTGTCAATCTATGACGAGGTAAGCGGACACGCCTGTCCAAAGTGTAATCGGCTTATTAGCCTCAGTTTCAATTCGTAAAATGCGGCGCAATGTTCACGCGGCTTGACACCACTCCCCACCTAGCCCTATACTGTCAGCGTGTGTTCATGAGCTGGTGGTGTTCTCCACTCCTCCCCTCCGGTCTGCTCCCGCACCCGCCCGGGCAAAGGCGGGTTTTTTGTTGCCTACAAATGCGAACGCGGAGGGTGTGCCGTCCCTCCGCGCCCGACTTCGCCTGGATGTCCACTTGCCTATCCTGTCAACCATGCAGCTGGATACGATCCAGCCGCAGGTATTGTACCAGGTTGAGAAGAGAGCGCAAGTTACCATAACGTTCTTATAGGTATCTATACTCTCTCTCTAAATCTCTCTATACTACTCTCTCTCCTCCACACTCTGCACATATTTCTTGTTGCGCTTGTTGCGCTTGTTGCGCTTGTTGCGCGCAACAACGTGTTGCGCTCGTGTTGCGCTCACGCAGGGCTTCCTAATGCCCTAAACCCCAAGCGCAACAAGCGCAACAACATTTTTGTGCAACACGAGCGCAACAAGCGCAACAAACGTGTTGCGCTTGTGTTGCACTCGCTCGACGGACGTGCTATAGTTTGGGTATGGCACGACCACAGAAAACAGCCACCTTGACTGCTGAGCAGATCGAGCAACTCGCCGCTATCGGCTGCGCGGATAGCGAGATCGCGGCGCTGTGTCAGATCAGTGAGATGGCTCTTCGTCGCAGTTTTGATACCCAATTAAAAAATGGCCGGGCCAACCTGCGCGTTCGCGTTCGGCGCAAGCAGCTCGAACGCGCCGATCAGGGCTCGGATACCATGCTGATCTGGCTGGGCAAGGTGTATTTGAACCAACGCGAAACGGTGGAGACGCAGATCAGTGGGCCGAGTAACGGGCCAATCCAGATCCAAACCTACGACTACGCCGCTGCGGCTGCCGGGCTTGCGGCACGACCAAGTACAGATCGTGACAAGCCTGAGCACGAATAGCACCGTCGTCGTGGCGTGTGGTCGGCGTTGGGGTAAAACCCTGATGGGCGGCACCCTGGCGCTGCATCGCGCTGCCCACGGCGGGGCTGTGGCGTGGATTGTGCCCACGTACAAGAACGCTCGCTCGCCATGGCGCTTCGCGGAGATGCACGTGGGCAACCACGGAGACGTCAGACGCTCCGAGCGCGTCGTTACGTTGGGCGCGGGCCGGTTGTCGATCTACTCGGCTGATAACGACGTCTCGATCCGTGGCGAAGCGTTCGACCTCGTGATTGTCGACGAGGCCGCCATGGTGCGCGAAGAGACGTACACCGACGTCATTCTCCCTACGCTTGCCGACCGCTCTGGACGCGTGCTGTTGATCTCGACACCCAAAGGCCGTAACTGGTTTTGGCGCGAGTGGCAGCGTGGCAAGAGTGGACAACCCGGATACGCATCGTTTCAGGCACCCACCAGCGCCAATCCGATCCCGTCGATCAAGCAGGCTGCTGAGTTGGCACGGGAGCGCGTGAGCAACCGCACGTTCCGTCAGGAGTGGCTGGCCGAGTTCGTCGAAGACGGCGGAGGGGTGTTTCGTGGCGTACGCGCTACGGCGACCGTCGCACCAGGTACCCAGCGTGTCGATGGGCACACCTACGTCATTGGAGCCGACTGGGGCCGCTCGAACGACTATACCGTCTTCACGGTCGTCGATGCAACCACACGGCAGGTAGTGGCCGTCGATCGTAGCAACCAGGTAGAGTACGCGGTGCAACGCGGACGGCTGAAGAATCTGGTGCAGCAATGGCGGGCCAGTATGGTCGTGGCTGAAGTGAACGCCATGGGACAGCCGATCGTGGAGATGTTGATCCGTGACGGGCTGCCGGTGAAACCCTTTGTGACGACAAACGCGTCAAAGAGTGTTATCATTGATGCGCTGGCGCTCGCACTAGAACGTGGAGAGCTTCAACTCCTCCAGTACGAGCCGTTGCTCGACGAACTCGAAGCGTATGAGATTGATCGCACGCCAAGCGGCAGCACGCGCTACGGTGCGCCGTCGGGTGGGCATGATGACTGCGTGATGAGCCTCGCCATGGCATATGATGGCTTGGGCCGTACGCGATTTGCAGGAGTGCGTTGATGGGTATTGTCGATCGCGCCAGGTTCGCACTCGCCCGCCTGCTCTACAAGGCAGGTGGCTTAGCGATTGTGCCACGGTGGGTGGACACGACGGTCTTAGAGCCCTCGTGGCGAGCGCTGAGCCGCGACGGATACCAGCGCAACGCATCGGTCTTCGCCTGTGTCTCGGTGCTCTCGTTTGACATGGCCGAGCCTCCACTGTGTCTCTATACCCCGCAGGGCGAGATGATCGAGCAGGGGCAACTCGCTCGGCTCCTGCGACGGCCCAACGCGATGATGAGCCAACGTGAGCTGATGCAGATCGCCACCGTCTACGCTGCCGTTGGCGGCAACGCATACCTCCACATTGTGCGCGATCGGCGTGGTCAGCCCATCGAACTCTGGCCGTATCACGCGGGCCAGATGATCCCGATCCCGAACACCGATCCCAACGCGCCCATGTGGATCGAGCGCTACGACTACGACGACGGCACGTCACGGCTCTACCCCGTGCCCGTGCAGGACGTCATTCACCTGCGGTGGCCCTCCGTCGATCTGTTGCAGCCCTGGCAAGCGCTTCCGCCCCTCGCAGCCGTCGCAGCCGACGTGGACGCGGGCAACGAAGCGATCCGCTACATTCGTGCGCTGCTCAAAAACGACGCCACGCCCCGCGTAGTACTCACTACGCCGACGGGCGCGTTTCTGAGTGATGAGACGGTCGCACGTATGAAGGAGCAATGGAACGAGCGCTACGGCGGCGATCAGCGCGGGAGTGTGGCGGTGCTGGAGGAGGGTGTGACGCTTCAGCGGCTCTCGCTCGATATGAGCGAGATGGCGTTTGAAGCGCTGATGCGCGTGCCGGAGACGCACATTGCGGCTGCGTTTCGTATCCCGCCGATTATCGCCGGTATCGGCGCCGGCCTGGACGCTTCGACTTACAGCAACTATGCCGAAGCGCGTCAGGCGTACACCCAGCAGACGCTTACCCCGCTCTGGGCCGCGTGGGGCGAAGAGATTGATGCAGCACTCGCCCAACCCGTGGGGCTCAAGATTGCGTACGACCTCACTCGTGTTGCCGCGATGCGTGAGAATCAGAACGCGCTGAGCGAACGCACCATCAACCAGTGGACAACCGGCCTGATGACGCGCAACGAAGCCAGGCGCATGCTTGGCCTGCCAGAGGATCCCTACGGCAACGTCTACGCGATGCCCGCCAACTTGGTGCTAATCCCACAGTCGTTCGAAGCTCCTGAGCCTCCTGAGCCGGAAGAGGAGGAGATGCCCGAGGAGCCGGAGGAAGAGGATAGTCCAGAAGACGAGCTCGAAGACGACCCAGATGACAGCCCTGATGACGACGACGAGCTTGAAGAACCGGAGCAGCGTGCTGCGCCGGTTTCGTCGATCACCCC